ACTCTGCTGTAAGTGAAGCATTAAGACAGATGAGAGAAATGAGACAAGGTAAAAAAGGTGGTGGTATGATTGACAAACCTTTAGGTTCAGGTGGTGTTAAATCTGGCCCACCTCCAAAATCAGGACCTAATCCACAAGGCTTGAAAATTCCTTTAAAACAAGTTAAACAGTAAGATCGGAGAAATTTTAAATGGCAGATATTGATAAATCCCTTCCAAACGAAGTTCGAACAGAAGTAGAACTCCCTGCAGAAGAGGAAGTAACAGAACAAGAAGAGATTGTAGAACAAGGTCCAGTCGAAGTTATCCCTGAAGAAGATGGTGGTGTAACACTAGACTTTGAACCAGGTGCCATTAACATACCAGGCACGGAAAATCATTTCGATAATCTTGCAGATATTTTACCTGAAGATATTTTAGAACCAGTTGGTAACGACATGGTGAATAATTATATGGATTATAAATCTTCAAGAAAAGATTGGGAGCAAACTTATATCCAAGGTTTAGATTTATTAGGTTTCAAATATGAAAATAGAACGGAACCTTTCCAAGGAGCTTCAGGTGCAACTCACCCAGTATTAGCTGAAGCAGTTACACAGTTTCAATCGCAAGCTTACAAAGAACTCTTACCTGCAGAAGGACCTGTTAGAACCGATGTTATCGGAGTTGATAGTCCACCTGTTCAACAACAGGCAACCAGGGTTAAAGATTATATGAACTATTTATTAATGGATCAAATGCAAGAGTACGAACCAGAGTTCGACCAAATGCTTTTCCATTTACCTTTAGCTGGATCAACTTTTAAAAAGATTTATTATGATCAGATATTAGGTAGAGCAGTGAGTAAATTTATTCCTGCTGAGGATTTGATTGTTCCGTACACAGCTACCTCATTAGATGATGCGGAATCAATCATCCATGTTTTAAAAGTTTCGGAAAATGATTTAAGAAAACAACAAGTGAGTGGTTTTTATTCAGACGTTGAACTTGGACCACCGAACACGGATCAAAAAGATGAACTAGAACAAAAAGAACGAGAGATCGCTGGAACTAGAAAATCAGGCAAACAAGATGATGTTTACACTTTATTAGAGTGTCATGTTAATTTAGACTTAGAAGGCTTTGAAGATGTTGGACCCGATGGAGAACCAACTGGAATTAAACTTCCATACATCGTAACTGTTGAAGAAGGTTCAAGACAAGTTCTATCTATTAAAAGAAATTATGCACCTGATGATATTAAGAAAACTAAAATTTCTTATTTTGTACATTTTAAATTTTTACCAGGTTTAGGTTTTTATGGTTTTGGTTTAATTCATATGATTGGTGGGTTGTCTAGAACTGCAACCACTGCATTAAGACAATTACTCGATGCAGGAACATTATCAAACTTACCTGCTGGATTTAAACAAAGAGGTGTTCGAGTTAGAGATGAAGCTTCACCAATTCAGCCAGGAGAGTTTAAAGATGTAGATGCACCAGGTGGAAATTTAAGAGAAGCATTCTTTCCATTACCTTACAAGGAACCTTCTCAGACACTGTTGCAGTTAATGGGAATTGTTGTAGGGGCTGGGCAAAGATTTGCCGCTATCGCTGATATGCAGGTTGGAGATGGAAATCAACAGGCAGCTGTTGGAACAACTATTGCTCTTCTTGAACGTGGTTCAAGAGTCATGAGTGCAATCCATAAAAGATTGTATGCTGCAATGAAAAAAGAATTTAAGTTACTTGGAAAAGTTATTGCTCAATACTTACCACCTGAATATCCATATGACGTGGTCGGTGGTGCAAGAACCATTAAGCAAATGGATTTTGATGATAGAATAGATATTATTCCAGTTGCAGATCCAAATATATTTTCAACATCACAAAGAATTACGATGGCGCAAACTGAATTACAACTTGCTCAATCGAATCCACAAATTCATAACTTGTATAATGCATATAGAAAAATGTATGAAGCAATTGGAGTAAAAGATATAAATCAAATACTGCCTCCACCTGCTCCAGTTCAACCTACTGATCCAAGTGTCGAGCACATCAATGCATTATCAGGTAAACCTTTTCAAGCGTTCCCGAACCAAGATCATAGAGCACACATCACAGCTCACTTAAACTTTATGTCAACCAACATGGTTAGAAATAATCCTATGATGATGGCTTCAATTCAAAAAAACATTTTAGAACACATAAGTTTAATGGCCCAAGAACAAGTTCAACTAGAGTTTAGAGAACAAATGATGCAGATTCAAATGTTACAACAGCAAGCACCAACGAATCCACAGGCTGCACAGCAACTTCAACAGTTATCACAAGTGATTGAAGCTAGAAAAGCAGTGTTGATCGCTGAAATGACAGAAGATTACATGAAGGAAGAGAAGAAAATTACTTCTCAATTTGATTCAGACCCACTATTGAAACTAAAATCTAGGGAAGTTGATCTAAGAGCGATGGAAAATGAGCGTAAAAAACAAAATGATGAAGCTCAACAAGAGATTGCAAGAGCAAGATTGCTACAATCAAAAGATAATTTTGAAGATAAGCTTGAACAGAACGAAGATTTAGCTAAATTACGAGCTGGAGTTAGTCTTGCTAAGTCTGGTGTTCAACAAGCAAGCGTTATGATGGAGGATGATTAATGCCATTAACTGAAAAAGGTAAAAAAATCAAAAAATCCATGGAAAAAACGTACGGTAAAAAGAAGGCTAAAAAGATTTTCTATGCATCTAAAAATAAAGGTGTTATAAAAGGCGTAGAAAAGGGTAAAAAACTATGATGAACTATAAAAAACAAAAAATGATTAGCGTTCCTGATCAAAATGTAGAAATAGATCCAAGATCTAAAACTACAGCTGACAAATCTTACAACGGTTTACCGATGGGAGACAAAGAACAAGTCAGAGGTCAAAAAAGAATGCTATCTGATAAGAAAAGAAAAGCTACTTGGTACTAACATGTGGTTTAGCGCTATTAAATTAGCCGCTCAAGCTGGCTCCCACATTTTTAAAAACCGTCAGAAGACAAAAATGTTAATGGCGGATGCACAAATGCGTCATGCTGAAAAGATGGCGAACGGACAAGCAGAATACCAAGGCAAACTTCTTGAATCAAGAAATTCGGACTGGAAGGACGAATTTATTTTACTCTTGCTTTCGGCTCCAATTGCGTTATTATCATGGGCAGTGTTTTCGGACGACCCGAGTGCAATGGAAAAAATGAAATTGTTCTTTGAATACTTTTCACAACTTCCATTTTGGTACCAAACAATTTTTGTAGGTGTCATTGCAAGCGTGTATGGACTTAAAGCAACCGATTTAATTAAAAGGAAATAAAATGCCAAATAGATTATACAACAAACAAGTTTCTGTAAAAGGATATAGCACTGGTGGAAGAATTGAAAAAGTTCCAGGTGGATATTCAAAAGAAGGTTCTGGAAGAATAAGCGACAAAGGACTTAAAGGCAGATCACCTACTGAAGCTTTTAAACAAAAAGAAATGTTTAAAGGTAGTTCAAAAGGTATGAGAGTAAAAAAGAAAGAAGGTGGTCGAACTAAAAAGATGACTGAATCTCAAAAACAAGCAGCTAAAGATGCACCTAAAAAAATTAAAAAAGTTATAAAAACAGTTGGTAAACTTTTAATACCTGGAGCAGCTGCTGCGGATGCAATGAAAAAATTTGGTTCACAACGTTTAGGTAAAAAAATGGGTGGTTCTTTAAAACCTGTCCCTGCTGATAATAAAGGTTTAAAAAAATTACCTACTCAAGTTAGAAACAAAATGGGTTATATGAAAAAGGGAGGCAAAGTAAAATAATGGCAAACAGATTATACAACAAACAAGTTTCAGCTAAAGGATATAAAAAAGGTGGAGCAGTAAAATCTTTCTTTGGTAAAATTAGAAAAAAGATTGCACCAACTTTTGGTGAACAATTTTCAAAAGCAAAAAAAGAAGGTAAGAAAACTTTTACATCTACTAGAGATGATAAGACTAAAGGTAAATTAGAATATTCTACAAAGACAGCTGCAGAAGTTAAAAAAGAAAAACAAAGAATGTCTGACAGAGAAAGATCTCGTGTTGGAGATAAGAGCAAACAACTTTCTGAAAAAGGTGCAGCATTTAAACTTGCTAGAAAAATGGGTAAAGATACTTTTACTCACAAAGGTAAAAAATACTCAACATTATTAAAAGG